GGTCGACGAACCCCTCGATACGCCCCCACCCGGACAGGCCCGCGGCGTCCGACGATTCCCGGATCGTCCGGGCGGTCCCCTCGCCCTGCCCCGCGACATAGACGTACGTGAGGTCGGGAACCTCAATCACGCCTTGCCACCCGGCGAGGGTTCCGAGGTCGATGGAGAACACGGCGCGACCGGAGGGCGTGAATACCTCGAACGCGAGGTCGCGGACGCGGAATCCGATTTTCGCGGTCGTCGCGATCGACCGGACGAACTCGAACAGGTTGTCGTACCGCGCCGATACCGTGACGGTCCCGCCGAACGCGGACGCGGCGGGGACGGTTAGGCCCGGGACCTGTCGGGCGGCGATCGCGGACGGTCCCGCGTTGCGGTCGACGTAGCCCGCGATCACCTGCGAGGCGGGACCCGTGCGGGTGTCGTACGCCGTCGTCGAGTACGGCGGCGCCGCGGTTCCCGGTTGCGGGTGGGCGAGGCGGCGGCGGAGGAATACGAGGTCGTCGACGCCGGACACGGTAAGCATTTCCCCGACCGCGTCGTCGCCCGCCTCGCGGTCGAGGCGGACGACCGGACCGCTCCGGAACACGGTCGACCCGCCGGCGACGTAAACGACGAGGCGGGGACGCGAGGACGTGAGGAACACGCGCGCCGCGTCCGAGTTCGCCGGTAGCTTGAGTTCCCAGATCGACACGTCGTTATAGCGGGCGACGATCGTTGCGGACTCGAACGTGTCGACGAGGGCGACCGGGGTAGTCCAGTCCGCCGCGACGAGGCTAAGGGCGGGTCCCTCGAATTGCGGGCGCGGGACGCCCAGGAACGGGGCTACGCCGCTAGCCATAGGTTCCGCCATGCGAACGTGACGCGGGACGCGGGCGACGTGAGGGCGAACGACACGGACACCCGGTTGGCGCCCGGTTCCAAGGGCCAAAGGGACGAGGCGGTCGTGAGGCGCGGAAACGAGTTCGCCCCGTCGATCGTTACCCGTTTCACGCCGGGGCGGGTGTCGACGATCAACGTCGACCCGTCCGCGATCGCGCCCGACACGGTCCAGGCTAGACCCGTCGTGAGGTTCGAAACCGTCACGTCCTGTCCCGGGCCTAGGACCGTCACGACGGGCCATGCGCGAACGTCGCCCGTGTTCGTAATCGTGAACGTCGCAAAGGCGTCCGAGGCGCCCAGGACGAGGGGCAGGAACGGGAACCACGTCGTAAGGGTCGACCCCTGCGATACGACGACGGACTGTTCCGCCCCGTCCGCCCAAAACGGCGTCGCGGCGCGGAATAGCAGGGTCGCGGTATTCACGTTTCCCCGCTGTTCCTCGAACTCGTCGAGGCCCGCGTCGTAAACGCAGGTGAGGACCCGCCCCGGGTGGGCTCCGTCGACGACGGTTAGCGTCCCCTGTCCCTTGGTCGGGTCGAGGACCCGCGCCCAGCGGCGGAGTTCGTCGCGGTCCGTGACGGTTCCCGGGACCGCTACCGGGATCGCCGCGACCCGTTCCGCGATCGCGGCGCCCAGGAACCGCGACCCGTTTTGCGCGGGGACGGGAAGGGTCGTAACGAGGACCGGAGGCATCATCCGTCCCTTGGCGCCGGCGAGCATAAGGAACCGGACGACCTCGCCCAGCGGGTTCCGGTACTCGACCGTTTCGCAACCGGGTAGCGGCGTCGCGATCATCGGCCTGTCCGGAGTAGTTCGAGGCGGCGGAACCCGTAGGCGATCGTCGCCGGGTCGGCGTCCCGGACGTAGATATTCAGCGTGAACGAATCGCCGCCGCCGCCCTCCGCGATCAATTCGCGGAGTAGGTCCTCGGGCGCGACGACCTCGCGACCGTGTCCCTCCCCGATGAGGGCGAGGGTCGGAGAGTCGACCACGCCGCCCGCGGCGAGGCGGGGAATGTCCGGGAACGGGATTGTCTGTCCGCCGAACGTGCCTCCGCCGAGTTTCCCGACCCCGGGAATATCGACCTTGGGGATCGACACGGACGGGATATGAAACGCAAGGCTGTTCCACGACCCGATGAGGGCGTTGATAGGCGATTTGATCGCGGACGCGATCTTGCCGGCGGCGGAGGCGACGTCCGAGACTTTCCGTTCGAGCCAATGGACGAGGTCGGATATCGCGGACTTGACGGCGTCGACGGCGTTATGGGCCGCGGTGCCGATCGCGGCAAATTTGTCCTTGGCGGTCGTGAGGTAGCCGCCGATCGTCGCGACCTGTCGCGAAATGAATCCGGACAGGTCGGTCCACAGGGATTTGATCGTCCCGACCGCGCCTCGAACGGCGCCCGTGATTTGGGACCAATACCGGGCGAGCAGGACGACCGCGGCGCCGATCGGACCCGCGAGGATCAATAGGAGCGTTTGCCAATTCGCGCGAATCCAGGACAGGAACCCGGCGACGAGTCCGCGGATAAACCCGAGGGCGGCGGCGAACGCGGCTTTGATTTGGGCGAGGGCGGACGCCGCGGCGTTTTGGATTCCTGCCCACGCGGCCTTGAGGGCGGCGGTAATCGCGTCCCAGTTTTTCCATAGTAGGACGCCGATCGCGATAAGGGCGACGATCGCGCCGATTACCGCGAGGATCGGCAGTAGCCACGCGGACGTGACGAACGCCGCGACGGTCATTGCGACGTTCATAACGACGATCGCGGCGGCGAGGGCGGCGACCGCGACGACCACGATTTTCAGGACCCCGGGGTAGCGTCCGAAAAACCCGAGGACGGACGTAAGGACCGATAGGACCGCCTTGGTTACGGGTAGCAGGTCGGTCCCGAGTTTCGCGGTTAGGTCCGCGACCTCCGCGGACGCGGTCCGTTGCGAGTTCGCGACCCCGTCCGCGGTCCGCGCGTAGTCGCCCTGGGCGTCCTTGGTTTGGGCGAGGATCGCGCCGTAGCGGGCCTGGATTTTCTGCTGCTCCGTGAGGGGCTTTCCCGCCGCCGCGATCCCATGCGCGTACGCGAACGCCTTGACGGTCGCCTCGGACACGTCGACGCCGAACCGTTTGAGGGGTTCCGACTCGCCGGCGAGGCCCGACCGTAGCTTGTCCAGCATTTCGCCCGGGTCGATGTTGTTAAACGAACCCATGTCGCCCGCTAGCTGGACAAGCGATTTCGACATGCCGGACAGGTCGGTCCCGGACACGCCCGCCGTTTTCAGCATCGACCCGATGCCCGAGGCGGCGTCGAGGGCCTGGGTGCGGGTGAGTCCGAACGCCTCCGCGGCGCCTTTCGACCAATCCTGTACGTCCTTGGCGTTCGAGCCGAATACCGCGCCCGACCGGGACATTTGCTCGTTAAGGTCGGACGCGGCGCCTACCGCCTTGGTCGCGGCGATCGCGAGTCCGCCGAGGACGCCGAGGGCGGGGAGGAACGCCTTTTGGACCGCGGCCTTTGCCTTGGAACCGGACGACCCGATGTCCTTTATCCCGGCGGTTAGCTGTTCCGTCCGGGCGATGTAGTCGACATAGATTTTCGGGTTCACGCCCTACCCTTTCGGGCCTGTCGGGCCTGTTTGGCGCGTTCTTTCAGTTCCCGCACCATCAGGCGGTCGAGGGCGGCGTACTCGACCGGGTCGAGGCGGTCGACGTCGCGCGGAGTCATTTTCCAGAATCGGCAAAACACGGCTAGGCGGTCGTAGAACCGCCGTTCGTAGGGTCCACCGTCGCGCCGGCGGCGAACTCGATTGCGATATCGCCGCAACGGTTCCAGGACAGGTCGAACCCGTCGCGGCGGAGGGAAAGCCAAACGGTTGTCTGTAGGCGGTCGGCGTCGTCGCCGCCCTCCCCGAGCAGGTCGGACAGGTTCCGTCCCGTGTCCGCCTTTAGCTGGCGGAGTTCGTTGGGCGACATGCGAATTTCCATCGCCGCGGGGTCGATCGTCACGACGTCCGGAATCGGGCGCGGCGCGTCGACGGCGGCTAGGTCGGGGTGGGCCATAGCATCGTCCTTATCTCGCCCTCCGCCGCCGTGTTCCCGGCGACGACGAGGGCGGGTTCCGCCGCTAGGGCGGTCGGGTATAGGTATCGACCGGACGCGACGTACGGGCGTCCGCGGGTTCCGCCGAATTCGATCCATCCGGCATAGGGGGCGCCGCCGCCGATCCCGACCTCCGCGCCCTCGCCCTCGACCGATCGGCCTACCTCGACCGACCCGCGGAGGCGTCCCGATCGGACCGGGACGCGCCCGCGGACGCCCGCGCCTACGGCGCCCGCGACCTGTTCGAGGCGGGCGCCGGCGGCGCGTTCCATGTTCGAGGCGAGGACGAGGGACCCCGCCTGGAGTTCGCGGAATCCCTTTACCTCGACCCGGGCCTCGGGGCGTCCCGGCATTTACGCCTTGGCGGGCGCCGCGGCGGCGGACGTCGCGAGGGGCAGGGGCGTTACGGACTTGGTCGGCGGCGCCGTGAGGGACCATTCGAGGTCGATCGTCGACTCCGAACCGGCGTCCGCGTTGATCGGTGAGTAGGGCTTTGGGACGACCATCCCCGAGTAGGACGGGTTCGTCGCGGAAACCGCCTCGGACCCGAACGGGATGATTTCGAACGCGACCGGGACGCCGCCGTCGACGGCGGCGGACAGGGTTTCCTCGACCGATCCCGCCTCGAACGACTGGACCAACGTGAGGACGAGGGACCATTTCACGGTCCCGGGGTAGTCGACCGATCCACAGATTGTGTCGATCGATACGACCGACACGTCGGGGGACAGTTCGACATGGGTCGACGAGCATTCCAACTGGACCGAGTCAATCGACACGGTCGCGTCGTCGAGGATGAGGGGGCGAGGCTGAGACACGGGCTAGTCCTCCGAGGTCGTGACAGGGGCGAGGTAGGCGACCTGGGCCGCGAGGTAGTCGAGGTTCCCGATCGGGAACACGCGAGGGGCGGACACGTTCGGGAGTCCCCACGGGTAGGGCGACGCCTCGATACGGTCGATCACGTAGGCGACGAGCGTTTCGAGGTACTCGACGCCGGGACCGGTTTCGAGGCGCCCCGCGATCGCCCATACCGTGAGGCGGGCGCGGAGTAGCTTCCCGCGGATGGTCGCGGGTTCCGCGACGACCCACGGGTCGCCCCACCCGACCATCAGGGCGGGCGGCGTGACGGAGTCGACGAGGTTCGTTAGGACCTCGACCTGGGGGTCGCCGGGATCGGACGGGACGAGGGCGGCGGCGGCGACGTACCGCGCGGTCGTGAGGGTCATTACCCCTGTCGCCGGCGGCGTACTCACGCGATCCCCCACGCGAGTTTCAGGGGCGTTAGCGCGTAGGCGTGGCGGGAGAACCCGTCCCGCGGGACCTGCAAGGACCCGGTTTGGTCGAACCCGATTACCCCGAACGCGGCGTCGTTGGACTTCCACCATTCGACCGCCCGGACGATGTTTACCCGGTTCGCGAGGGGGTCGCCCGCGGGAATCGGGTCCGTGTCCGGACGGTCGACGTCGTGGTCGATTTCCGCCGCGGCGGCGTCGAGGCACGCCTGTAGGGCGGCGTCGACGTCCGCCGTCCTCCGCGTGATGCGGAGGGCGGCGGCGAGTTCGTCGGGGGTCGCGTATGCCACGACCTCGGGCCTACTTGGTCGACGCCTTGGCGGCGGCGGTCGTTACGACGGGCGGCGTTAGCTGTACGAACGCGCCCGGGAGGGCGGCGACCGCCGCGAACGCGCCGATCACCCCGACCTCAAGTCCTCCGATCGACGGTTCGACCGCCCGCATTTCGACGGGCGCGCCGGCGGTTTCCGCGCATAGGAGTTTCGTCGAGTCCGCGACGATCGCGGTCGACGCCGCGAACCCGTCGGACACGACGAACCGTAGGCCGCCCATGTTCCCGGAGGCGTCCCCGAGCGAACCGGGACCGACCGTGAGGAACACGGGATTTTCGACCGCGACGAGTCCGAGCAGGTGATACCCGGTGACGGCGTCGAGGTAGATCGCGTTTGCGCGACCGCCCGCGCCCTTGACCTGTCCCGCGGCGGCGGCGATAGCCGCCATCCATCCCGCGAGGTCGTCCGACCCGACCGTCCCGCCCGCGGCGGCGGCGGCGTCGACGACGGTACAGGCGGCGGACTCAGTCTGTTCGGCGTACGCCTCCGCCATCAGGTCGAAAAACAGCGTGAGGGCGTCCGGGGACGACCAATTGATCGTCTGCCACGACAGGTTTCCCGCGCCCAGGTACGTGTCCGCGAGGACTTCCATCATCGCGACGGTAATTTTCGAGTAGGAGGGGTTCGTCTTTTCGCCGACCTGCTTCGCGACGGTCGGGCGCCCGGTGATCGAGGGCCACGTCAGTTTCCCGGACGTGAGGCTAATTTGGC